GGGAGGAGGGAGAAAAGAAAATAATTTATACAACGAAATAAATTTTTTCTACCCTAAAGATGGTAGTGAACAAATTGATAGATGTGTTACATATAATTACGGAGAGGAAGTATGGACAACAAGTTCTTTAGATAGAACAACTTGGATTGATGCAAATGTGTTTAGTAATCCATACGCAACTGACTATACTTCAACGGCAACCCCTGTATTTCCATCTATATTAGGAATTACTAATAAGTATGGAGCGACCATGTATTATTCTCAAGAAGAGGGAACTGATCAAGTTAATAGCGCAGGAACTACTTCTATTAATGCTTTTATTAGATCTGGAGATTATGATATTACCACAAGAAAAACAGCTTTAGGTCAAGCTACTGGTGTAGTTGATTATAGAGGGGATGGTGAATATTTTATGTCGGTTAGAAGATTTTTACCTGATTTTAAGCTCTTAACAGGAAATGCTAAGATTACTTTGTTTATTAGTTCTTATCCAGATACGACGGCTGTAAGTTCTCCATTAGGACCCTTTACAGTTACCTCAACTACTGATAAGGTAGATACTCGAGCCAGAGGAAGATTGGTTTCACTTAATATTGCTAATGATTCTACAGGGGAAACTTGGCGATATGGAACATTAAGATTAGACGCGCAAGCGGACGGAAGAAGATAATGACACAAGAAGAATTTTTAATAGCCTTAGCAAATAATCCTAGAATAGGTGCAAGACTTAATAAGGGTATGTCAGGGGGGATAACAACAATAGACCAACCCTATAATTATGATCTCATAGATGCCCAGACAATTGACGAACAAAATAGTGGTTATTTTGTCCCTGAAGAACAGAAACCAGGTTTTTTAAAGCAGCTTCTAAGCTATATTAGTGGTGGTGGAATTTTAGGTGGCATTTTCACAGGGATAAAGGATAGAGTTGTTAATACTCCAAGTATGCAAGCATGGAGAAATTTTAGTGCACCTCAACGTACTGCAGCAGCAGGGATGTATCAACCTGGTGGAATTTTACAGGGATATAATCCAGTGTCTATGTTTGGTGAAGGACCAATGGGTACTTTACAAAACAGAGCTGATGCTATGATTAAAAGAATGAATGAAGGAAAAAGTTATTCCCAAGCAAATTTAGATAAAGTAATGAGCGCTATGGATAAATTAGAAAGTAACCCGGCGAATGTAGGAAGAGCCCCTGGTGCACCACGACATAGTACACGAGACGATTTAATGGCTAAGGGTGGAATAGCAGGATTACGTGGCTAAGATCACTATATATATTCCTGAGCCTAAGGAAGAGTACGAAGTCAATAATCAAAGATTGATTTTAGAATCTTTAGATAATATGAAACAACAATTAAATTTTTCTTTTCAACAAGATTTAAAAAATGAACAAGATGCTTTTAACTACTTTTTATCATAATGACTATACGATATAAAAATCAAGGTTTTAAACAAGCCGATGTAAACAAAGCTACGGTGCTTACTTGTCCTACCGATGGAGTAATTATAGTTAAAAGTGTGTATTGTGCAAACAACGATGCATCATCATCTATTGTGGTACAGATGAATTTAGTTGATTCATCTGATTCAAGCACTGAGTATGAATTTTTTCGAGATGATTTACCTGCTAAATCGCAAGTAAATGCCTCACCTCAAGGCTTGAATTTAGAAGCAGGTGATGCTATAACTGTACAAGCAGCTACAGGCAGTAATAAAATACAAGGCCTGATAAATTATGCTTTGATAACAAGAGAGAATGAAAACGGATAATATATATAAAATTCATTGTACTACTATAACTACTTATAGAAATACAAAAACTGGAGAAACATTTAAAGAAAAGAAAGAAGGACCTGATATAGTTGAAGATGTAGTTGTACAAGTTTCACCTAAAGGTCTAGACATAATGCAGAAAGTATTAGTAAAAAATGAAAATAAGAAACCAAAACCCTAAGGGTGGAACAGAATTACAATTCGATTACTTACGCAAGTATGTAGATCCAAAACTATTAGATCAAGTACAGATTACTACGTCTGTCCCTGAAAAAATTCCTTTGCATTCGACTAAAATGAATATTCTTTGGCAAAAGAATTCATATGATCAACCGAATCTTGCACCATGGTTTAAAGATAAATCTAATCATAAAAAGTATGATTGGTATGTTTTTAATTCTCATTGGACTTATGAAAAGTATAGACAGTTCTTTGACATTCCTACAGATAAATCAGTTGTTATTAAAAATGGGATAGACAGAATTAAACAAGCCCCTGCGTATCAGCTGGGCAAACCTATAAAAATAATTCATCAAAATACTCCATGGAGAGGTTTATCTATTTTACTTGGAGCTATGCAGTTGGTTAAAAATCCATTAATTAGTTTAGACGTTTATTCATCATGTGAAGTGTATGGTAAAGAATTTTATGATTTAAATGATAAACATTACACCTCTTTATATGAGCAAGCAGAACAACTTCCTAATGTAAATTACATTGGCTATAAACCTAACCAGTATATTAAAGATAATCTACATAAATATAATATGTATGTTTATCCTAGTATATTTGAAGAAACCTTTTGTATATCTTTATTAGAATGTATGGCGGCTGGCTTATATTGTATTACAACTAATCTTGGAGCTTTATATGAAACAGGAGCAGAGTTTCCTATGTATATTCCTGTAGATAAAAATTATAGAGAACTAGCTTCTAAATTTGCATTTGGAATTGAAGCCGCAGCTAAAACATTACAAGACACCCAAATATCTAATCATTTAGATTGTCAATCTGCTTATGCTAATTCTTATTACAATTGGAATAAGATTGGAAGACAATGGGAAACATTTTTAAAAGGAGCCTTAAATGCAGTATCCAAATGAGCCTATATGGTTTAATAAAGAAAAAACAACAGATGAATCAAACTCGGGCGTAACTAATATAAATTTAGGACGTTCTCCCCATAAGATAATGGTATGTACTCCCGTACATAGTGATGTTTCTATGCATTACTGTCAAGCAGTGTTGAAGATGCAGCAAGAGTGTATGAGAAGAAACATATTAATTAGTTTTACTTTAATGAAATCATCGCTAGTAACTCAGGGAAGAAACTTATGTGTAGCTGAATTTTTAAATCACGAAGACAATTATACTCATTTATTATTTATAGATTCAGATATTGATTTTAATTTTTCTACTATAGAAAAAATGTTGGAGGCAGATAAAGATATTATATCGTGTCCTTATCCTATGAAACAATTTAGTTGGGATAAAGCTTGGGCAAGACTTACTGAAAAAGATGATGCTATTACTGACGCTAATGATTTTGCTAAAGCTGGTTATACTTTTCCTATTAAATTAGAAAAGAAAGCTGAGATAATAGTAGATAAAGGTTTAATAGAAGCTACTCACGCCCCTACGGGATGTATGTTAATTAAAAGAAAGGTAATTACTGATCTTATAAAAGCTCATCCTGAACTAGAGATATTTCAACCTACCAATATGAATGGTAAAGAAGTTAAAAAAGAAAACTTCTATAATTTATTTGATACTTTACATGAACCTGATACTAAGCGTTATTTTGGTGAAGACTTTGGTTTTTGTGAAAGATGGCGTAAATTAGGTGGTAAAGTGTATCTATTTGTAACAGATTATATAACTCATATTGGTGAATATCAATATTGTGGAAGATTCTTAGATGATTTGAAGCAGGGAGAAGCACCGTCAAAACCTATTGACGACAATAAAAAAATCAAATAAACTGATATATTACAGGATATTCACGCCTGCATTTCAACTTAAAATGTGACAAAATTATGGCTATAACAGATATTAACATTTCAGAAACATTAGAAGCAGGGGCACCTAGCATTAAATATACTGGCAACAGAGATCCTAATCAAATGATGGCGTCTCAACCTGGTGGAACAGAAAATATACTAGTTGCAGGTGGTGGAGACAGAGGTTGGAGAGCTCAAATGTTAGCAGAAGATTTAGCACAAGAACAATATGGAAAAGAATTCTATGATCTTTCACACGATCAACAAATGGAAATTTATAATATAGCTCTCGACATGATTGATACCGGAGGCATGGCTACAGGTGGAAGAGTTGGATATGGTCTTGGAAGCTTAGTTAAAAAAATAGGCAAAGGTATTAAAAAAATTGTTAAGTCACCAGTAGGTAAAGCTGCTTTATTAACTTTAGGTGGCGCAGGTCTTATGGGTGCAGGTCCCCTAGGAGGAATGCTGGGAGGAGCTGGACAAGGTATAGCTGGTTTCTTTGGTAAAGGAAGTTTTAATCCTTTAAAAGCTATGATTTCATCTGAAGGTTTTACAGGTTTAGGTCCAAGTAAATTTGGACAAATGTTAGGCAAAATGGGTACAGGTTCTAAAGTAGGAATAGGTACCGCACTAGCTACTTATCTTGGAAGTCAAGGTATGGAAGAAGAACAAATTGAAGAAGTTCAAAGAGATCCAAATAAACTAAGACCTTACTTAAGAGACTTATTTAAAAAATTAAATCCTAATTTACCTGATGGACAAATAGAAGAAATGGTTGAAACAAATGTATCTGAATACGCGACTGGTGGAAGAGTAGGTTTAGCTTTAGGATCTGAAGACACGGCTCAGGCAGCAAGCATTCTAGGTAATTTACCTCTCAGACAAAATGCAGGGGGTATTACTGAATTAGATCTTAGAGAAACAGGTGGATTTATTCCTCCAGTTGGGGTAAAAGAAAAAGCAGATGATGTCCCAGCGATGTTATCTAATAATGAATTTGTATTTACTGC